AGAAGGCTGATCAGAAATGCGAGAAAAGTCCAAAACTTCATTGGCATCGCCTTTCTGAATCTTGACGGATTTCTGGAGGTTTTCATCTCTAAACCATTCGTTCCAAATAAGATAAACGGCACGGAATGGGAGTGCGTTAATACCAGATATATTATCAGTAGTATTGATAGGCAATCCAAAATAGTCCCAAAGAGAACCTACAAGCAAGTTTTCTGTAGAAGTATGAGAGTAAATAGTAGGAATGACATAATCAGTGTTATCATCAGGATCTTCCTGTTCAAAACAGAAATTCTGCCAGTGTTCCCAAACGAGGCGATTTGGGACAAAAAAGAAAAACCAGTCCAGATAAATATTATCCATGATAGGCTTAATAGGAGTAGCCAAGCGAGCGAAGTAATTAACAGACATACGAGTAGTATCGCCAGGCAAAACCTCGTCAACGAATACCGGTATAAGTTTACCTGAATTAAACGTCGTCTTATAAACATGAGAACGGTCGAATTTAGTCCTTTTCATGTACATTGCAGGAGCATCGCTAAAGCGATGTCCTCGAACTCTTATTTTTTTTCGAGCCAAAATTTCACCTTCTTCGAAGTGTAAACCTAATAATTAACCTAAAGCAAATTATTATTAGGTTTTAGATTATTTTTGCGTCACCTACACCAGTTACATCAAGTAAGTAACTGGTGTAGGTGCCGCCTATTTTTGTGTTTCTTCATTATTTTGTTCTAAAGTGTTACTTTTTTCTTGTGTTTGTTTACTACTTACGGACTGTTGTGGTTCATCGAAGGTATATTTACTACCATAAAGACCTTGTTGTTGGAGATATTCGAGCGTTGCAGGATCATTCAAATGATTGATGAAATTCATAGGATCGTGACCGAATTTTGCTCGAACGTAAGCGGGTAAACTGTAGAATTCTTCACGAACTCCGGACACAAGCTCAAGCGCTGTACTGTAGTCGCCGGGAAGCGTTGCATCTCCAAACTGAAGGTAAGCGTATTGCGAACTATCGCCGAGGTCAAGAGTCATGATACCTTTCTGACCGTCTGCATACTTGTTTACGATGTAATTGATATCAGTCTCATCTTTCTCGTCCTGAACTGTAAGAGAGGGCATAGTAAACTCAATACCGCAATGATCATGTTCTTCTACAGGATCGTAAGCTGTCTTAAATTTCATAATTTCACCTCCTTTCGCAAGCGCCTAAACGCGGCGGGCGTAGCGTACAAAAAAAAGGACGATCTCGATGAGATCGTCCCTTTTTATGATACGCTCTTTATTAGATTATCATTTAGTAAAACCGTTGTCAATATCAAGAACATAATCTACGGCTTTACCAACAAGTATAGGAATGCGGGATTCGTCACAATGCTCAACGTAATAATGGCCGTCAGAGTCGCCAAGATTACCAACATAATGAAGAGAAAAATCTTCAGGATACTTTTTAATAAGCATTTTATCATCGTTAACTATACCTTCAAAAGCTCGCAGAGCAAGCATATCATTGTGGTAAACCTGTGGAGGACTGAACTGTTCAGCCTTAGCATCATAAATGGAATAAAGTCTCAGCGGAACCATCTCCTTTTCTAAACGCAATTAGATACCTACGAATCATAAGATAAAGCGTAGATGATATAACAAAATAGTCATCATCAAGGCGAATAACTCTAGAATCATCAGGCTTAAGTCGGTAAGCGGCATATTTACTACCACGAAAAGAGTAGCCAAAAAAAATATCACGATTACGACAGAAATTTTTAACAGCTTCAAGCTCACTAATAAGCATCACCTCGTTTCTGACTCAATGATAACACAGTCATAATACTTTGTCAAGCTTTCTGCCAAGAAAATGCTTATACTTACCTTCCTGAACACGACAGCGGTCAACCAAACGCTCAAAAGTGTTGTTCTCCAAGTTATGAAGCATCTTCTCAATACGATTATTACGAATATATTCCATCCAGTGAGGATGCGTTTCGTCAAATTTTTTGTCGTAATAACGAGGAGGACGCATCTTTTTGCCGTTGATAACAACATAATCATTGGCATAGCATTCTTCACCATGATCTTCGAGCCATTTAGCACCTATGCCGGGACGATTGGAAGCAACCATGAATTCAGGAATGCGACCTTTATAGTGAGAAGGAGCATCTTTACCTGTCTGCTTTTTAACTATATAGCGAGCGACATAGGCAGCAGAATCAAAGCTAAACTCACCAATAAGATGCATACCGTATTTCCATACTTTGGAAAAACGAGAAGAAGTATAAGTATTATAACCGTCTGTACGGAACCGAAAAATTTTGTCATCAAAATCAATATTAAACAAAATGTAATGATAATGGGGACGACCATGAAGTTCACCATATTCACCACAGCCGAGAAAGCGAATACCACTGCCATACTCACGACGAAGATTTTTCATGAAAGTCTGATGAAATTTCTTGCTTAAGCTTTTATCACGTGGCAAATGAAAATCGTCGAAAGTGCAAGTAACGAAATAAGCAGAAGACGAAGAACGGGCTTCGTGAACAGCACGGACAGCCCACTGTCTACTATTTTCGAGACGACAACCGATGCATTGTTTACAAGAACAACGAATGAAACGGCTATCGCTAGCAAGCTCAGGGTGAGAGGCAAGGCTACCGTAAGAACTATAATGTTGTTTTCCATTTTTAGTAATCGCTCCTTCAACCGGGTACATAAGAATAGGATTATAACAAACCATATTAATCACCTGTACCGATTGTATCAGGATTAAATCAGAATGTCAAATCCTAAAACCACCTCGTCCTACTCTCTTAAAATTTCTACGACGAGATCTGGAGGTACGCCGAAAGAGACGGCGAGAACCTCGTTTAGATAAACGACGACGTCTCATTTAGAATCCCTCCAAGAACCGAAAAAACGGCTAGTTTTTTTAGAATCATCCTTATTAGCAACTGGATTAACAAGTTGCGCAACATCGGTTTGAAAATCAGAGGCAACCTTTTTAGCAGTCACGGTATTAGAAGAAACTTTGCCTTTCAGAGCTTCGATCAGATCTACAACTTCCTGAATAAAAGGGACAACAACGGTAACAATGAAAGTAAGAATCATAGTAGTTTTATTGGACATATATATACACTCCTTTACTTGAACAGATAACCAATGCCACGAAGAACGTGACCAAGGCCTGAATTGCCAAGGCCTAATGAATCATAGAAATCAGCTTCCTGCTTCGAGAGACGAGCATTTTGGACCGCGAAGCTCGCGGCAGAATTAGACTGATTAGCAGAAGCAATATTGTTCAAAACACCAGAGCTAAGGTAAGAACCCTGAAGCCGAAGGTTTTCAAGCTCCAAATTCATCTTTTCAAGTTCGTAACCAAGACGCTTTTCATAAGTCTGTTCGCGAAGATTCAAATCATTTGCAAGAATACCATTTTGGAGTACTGTTCCATGGGTGCTCTGACGCACAGAATCGGCTTCTGCGACGTTTTTTTCAATTTGAGATACTGCAAGATTCTCGGCATTCTTAGCCTGCCTTTCAGCGGCACTAGCGGCTTTAGCAGAGTTCATAGTAGAACCTATATCGCTCATACCTACAGAAGCGGCCGAAGCTCCAGATATAGAACCGCCTATACCATTAGTTGCAGCAAGAATAGGATTAAGACCAGCCTTGCGCATATCTTCTACAGCCCATTGATAACGATGTTTATAGTTTTCAACGTTCCAAGCGTTAGCCTGTGCGGCATTAGCAGAATTGTAATGATTCTGAACTGCAGATCCTAAAACAGAACCAGCAACACTGCCTAAAGTATTAGAAAGCCATGACATAAAACCAACTCCTTCTAGAAGTGATCAACAAGGCCGGGAGTACCAAACATAGGCATAGGACGCACGGTAGTGTAACGGAAGCCTATGTCAAGCAAAAACTCAGGCTCACTGGGAACAGCGATAATGCGCTCAATAGGTGGATTTTCCATAATAAATTCCTCGTTTAGAGTGGGAGCAGTTTTAAAGAACTGAGACAGGTGCCACTTATCTAAAGTACCACCAGTTACAGAGCTACGGAACTTACCTGTAATCTGCGAAGGTTTATAGCGATATTCGGCATAACGTTCCTGATAGCCGAAAACAGTATCATCAGCTTCAGTACCTTGAGCATAGATCTCACGAAGCTCAATGGCTTGTTCACCAAGATGAGCGAATGTGGGCCAATAAAAATCATAAACAGTAGAGCGAAGCCACATCTTGTTAATGCCTTGCTGATAAGTAAGATCGGCACGAGCGCATACAAAACCCAAAATATAGCCATGCTCAACGAAAGATTTAGTGAAACCATGAAACTTAGCGGCAGTAACACCATAAGCAGAAAGATTACCTTGAGGAGAGGTATCGTCAGTTGCAGAAGTCTGCGCTATTGGATTGACATTTACCATTTTGGTAAAGGAGCCGAGAAATTCGGGACGCTGAAGACGAGCGTCGGGAGAAACTACGCCAAAGAAAGAGCGGAGCACTTCTGTGTACCGGCTACCACCACGAGCAAGGCGTTCATAGAACTTCTGCATCTGGAAAGCAGTACGAAGACTGTTGATTGTAAAGATACTTGAAGTGTCCAAATCAACATAAGAATCATTGCCAAGGTAAGTAGAAGCGGTTTGAGCAGACATAGTTACCGAATTACTGGTATTGCCAGCAAAACCACCTACGGAACTATAATTATCAGAATAACGCTTAAACGAAAGAGAGTTACTACCTTGTGCAACTAATTTGCCGCCTGAAGAAGAGGCATCACCGCCATAAGCAGAAACAGCGGCGAGCTGGTTAGCAGTACTATGGAGAAGAAAACCAGTATCAGGAGTAGGGTCGACTATAGAAGCGGTACCGGCAAGACCTATAGAAACGCCAGGTCCTTTCTGTGTCCACGGAAGAGCAGAAGTAAAGTAATCATGACGTTTACCACGGGGAGGACAGGCATGACCAGCAATAAGATTTCCATTGGTACCAAAAAGCCAAGAAGGCTGATCAGAAATGCGAGAAAAGTCCAAAACTTCATTGGCATCGCCTTTC